CCTGTAGCAGGCCCACGGATAAATCCAAGTAGATGAAGCGTTTCCCATGTAGTGGCTTCAGTTATACCGTTGCCCGCTGGATTGAGCACCTTTACATCGTACCGCTCCAGCTTCATCTGGCCCTGACTGCCCTGTAATAAAAGGACATCTGAGCTGTCCTGGCTGCCGATAAGGTTCAATGACGACAGTTCAAAATACCCGCCCATTGCTGCCGGGTCGGAAATACTGAATTCTCCAATCATTGATATTAACGGCGCGTTTTCTCCGGGGATATGGAAAATAGCCGAACCCTGACGCTCCACGTCTCCGGTTGCGTGACCCAGCACGCTACCTCGAATGGTCAGACGACCAGGGCGGCCAATCCAGTCTGGGTTTTTTATTGGGTCATAATGTAAATAAAGGGATTTGCTGGCAAACTTCCCACTAAAAGGAAGAATAATATCTACCCCATGATAATGCGCTTCAGAGAACATTCGTTGCAGTTCAGCGGTATTATCTGTCCCGTCTATCAGGCGTTGTGTTACCGGGTCAAAGACTGCATCAGGTTTGCAGTTGAAGTCCCAGGGGGAGATGATTTCGTCCAACATTTCGGCTATGGGACGACGTACGGCACCTCTGTACTTTTTTTTGTGCCAAACTTTTTTTGCACCCTCGTCTGAACCCAGGTCTTTGCGGATAGCGGCATCAGATGTATAGGCCCAGGCTCCAGCCCCTACTCCGCCTGTATCCTGCGGTGTACTACCGGCTAAAACCGTCTTTGGAAATTCTCCCGTCCACACCAGCCTATAACTGCCGTAAAGGATTTCTTCGCGAGGCGATTCCAGTGTCGCCCCTGCGGCGAAGGTTTTTACCGCGCTAACTTTCCCCGCGATGAGGTTATTTAATTTATCAGCTTGATCTTTCAGATAGCGCGTACGGTTTGCCAGACTTTTCAATGGCCGATTAGCCACGCCATCCAGCCCACCGGAAACGCGCTCGCCTCTGGAGATCAGCTCAATATCTTCTTCCCACAATGAGGATTCTGGCAGTCTGGTCATATTCTTACCCGTAATTAAAATTGCCGTCGTGAAAAATCACGCCGTTGTACGTAATATTGTCCTCAGCCTCAAAATCGGCCGGATAAATACTGATAATGTCGCCGCTGCACAGTGTTGAGCCCATCCAGATATCTCCCTCTACCTTTGCCGCGATATTAAGCTGAGACGGATGCCTGCTGACCGGCTTCGCATCGTCAATCAAGCGATTCAGTTCGGCCAGTGTTTTTTGTGTCAGCCCGACCTCGTTAATATCGACCTCAAGTCGGAAGGTTCCAGGCTCGTCGCCGACGTCAAACCACTCCGCAAATGTCGCCGAAAACCCCATGTCTTCAATGACGCGGCGTACTGCGGCGCGTGTGCCCTTACGCCGGTGCAGCCAGTACGATTTCTGGATGGCGGCAATTTTTCGCGCTGCCGGCCAGTTCTTGTCCCACCGGTCTACGGATAATGCCCATGCCAGATAGGGCAGTAGATCCTCCGGGCAGGCTGTCGGTGTCCACAGCGTGCGTAGCGCAACAGTGATCGCTGACAGCCTGGCGGTGCCTGCCTCGGTATAGCGAAGCCAGGCCCCAGAAGATGGCGGCAGAAGAGAGTTACTCATCCGTTCCGCCGTTTTCCACGCTGTAGCCTGTGTTGCGCGCGACCTGCGTGTTATCGATCTGCAGATCGATTGCCGGGGAGTTGATCACCACGCGCTGCACCCCCTGAACATGCAGAGCCGCCGAAATAGCGGAGCGCACTACGTCCCGGCCAATTTTTTTATCGGCGCTGGTCAGGAAGGTTCGCAGCGAGGCCAGGGCGGCGTTAATGATTGGTTCCGATTCCGGTCCCGGATACAGATACAGGGTGGCATCAATCGCATATTCAATGATTTCCGCACCCCGTACCGTCACGCGATCGCCAAGCGGGCGCGTATCTTCATCGTTGACCGCTGCCTGCACCGTCGCGATCAGTTCGGCTGATGGCGTTCCGTCACCGTCGCTGGACAGGATGGCAATGACCACGTCGGCCGGTGCCGGACTCGTTGCGCGGACGGCGGCGACCTTGCCGCTGGCGCTGCGGGCGAAATACTCATAGGCCGCCGACGGCCCGGCAACGCTCATCCCCTCAAATGCGGCCTGCGCACGCAGGCGTAGCGCCTCATCACCTTCCATCACCGCATCGGTTGTGTCGGTCGCTGGCGTTATGGTGAGTCGCTCCGTGTCCAGATTGGCCGCGATATTGTCCAGATCGTCGCCTGTCGAGTGACTCAGCATGCATGCTGCTGCACCTTCGTTGATGCGCTGGCGCAGGAGCAGTTCGCGATACGCCATCGCCTGAGCAATGATGTTTAGTGGCTCGGACTCCAGACCCAGCGCAGCAGCAACGGCTGACCGCTGATCGGCGGGAAATGCCGCTACCATGACCACTTTCACCTCGGCGAGAATGGTCTCGAAGTCGAGTTCTTCGATAATGGTTGGCTTCGGCAGTTGCGAGAGGTCAATCGTTGGCATTGTTAGCGCCCCTTAATGTCACCGCGCGGGTGCTTTTTTCCATGGTTTCCGTCAGCATGCCGGACAGTGCAGCAGTCACAGCACCGCTGGCTGAATAAGTCACGTTGATGGTATCCAGCACAATGCGCGGCTCCCATGCCGCCAGTGCAATCACTGCCGCGCTCATCAGCTGTAGTCGTGTGACGTCGTTTTGCGGGCTGTCGATAAGATCAGGGCACAGTGAGCCGTAGTTACGGCGCATCAGGCGACTACCAACCGGCGTCAGCAAAATGTCGTTAACCGACTGCCACACATGATCTTCGTCAGTCAGCGTACCGGTGCCTGCGGCATTCATACCGCGATAGCTCTCTGTCATAGTGGCTCCCCCGTCTGCCCACCGCTGTCGCCAGGGTGTCTATGGGAGTGGAGTACCTTGCCGTTAGAAGAGAGTGAGCCGCCTCTGTGGGTGATATCACCGCGCATCTCACCACCTTCTGTGACGTTCAGTTTTTTGGTGGTCAGCAGGTTGGCGCACTCCACTTCCGGCGTATCCAGCGTGATTTTGACTGACGCCTCAACCACGGCGGATTTAATGCCCCGCACCTGCAATGCGCCCGCGTCCGCGTCATAGCGGAACTTTGCGCCGTCCGGCGCCGTCACCACCATCTCGTTGCGCGACGCGCCTGGTGCCGGGTTGTCGTCGCTGTACAGGCTGCCGCCGATAAAGGCGACGTCGGTATTGCCACCCAGGCACAGGAACCAGACCTGCTCGCCGATGGACGGCGGCACCCAGACCTTAAACGCTCCGGCGCGCTGTGCGTTCCAGCGCAGCCAAGTGGTTTCCAGCTCGCCGCTTTGCACGCGAACGCGCCATTTTTCCTCGTCGATCTCCGTCACCGTGCCGGTGCGGGCGATGTTCTCCAGCAGGCGGATCAGCTCGGCAATCTCCATCAGCGCCCCCCCAGCGAGTCGATCACATGGCGAGCTATCGCCATGCGGTCAGCCTTACTCAGGCCCAGCAGCTCGCGGCGGGGATAGGTCGCCATTGCGCCGCTGCTGTTGACTTTGTCACGCAAGCCGAACTGATGGACGCGGGCAATACGCGCAGCCACGCCGGAATACCCCACTTCAACACCGTCAGGCTTGGCGCTGGTTTTAAGAAAACGAGCGGTACGCAGACGGCGAAACATCTGCTCTCGTTTGGTTGTATTGCGGCTGGCTGGTCTGAAGCTGATATCGAGGTAGCGTTCAATATCTTCCCGATAAAACGAACGCATATCCCCTCTGTCGATATCAAAGCCGGTCAGCATGCGCCCGTGGCGTCCGCGAGTGGCCCGCCAGTTGCGCAGCTGGCGGGTTTCCCCCTGCCAGATAAAACGCATTCCCGCCTGCGCGCGCAGTATCCGTTGCTTGCGTTGCGGGTACTTAGATCCGTCCGGCGCTTCCTGTCTGCCGATGCGCTGGCTCTGGCTCCGGCGCAACATCGTGCCGACGCTGCGGGCGGTGCGTTGCCGCCCTGCCAGTGACGTACCCGACAGGATGGCTGCAAATACCTCGTCAAGCTGGCTGAAAAGTGCGTCGTTATTGCTCATACCAGCTCGCCTCCGGATTCCGGATCAAAGACCATTTCCCACTCGCCACCGTTGAAGCGTGGGTGCTGTTCGGCCAGATGCTCCGCCTTCGGCCCGCCATTGCTGTTTGTCACCATGACGCGCTCCCAGGCCGGCACCTTAAACAGAATGTCGGCGACGTCGTCATTGACGATATCGGCGTCAAATTCCACCTTGCGGTTATTGTCCGGGTTCAGCAGCAGGTCTGGCTGTTGCTGCCATACCCACGCCAGCAACGGGAGCATCAGATCGTCAATCTGGCCGGGAAAATCCATCGCCAGTACCTGAATGGTGTAGTGGTACATGAACGAGGCTTCGCCGGTCGCTTCAATCTGAATATGCCCCTTCTCCACCCAGACGGTGATCAGTTCAGGGTTGGCTTTGCACCAGGTGTTACCGGCGATCAGCGCAGCGCGCAGCAGTTCAGCTTTTTTCACTTTATCCCCCTGGCGATACGCCTTAATTCCAGCTCACGGATCCCCGCCTTATCGGCGTTACAGGTATCCAGCGCGTCGAGTAATGAATCCGTCCAGACGGCAAGCCCGCCCCACGTCATCGGCCTGGCCGGTGGCGGCGGGACGTCAGTTTTTGCCGTCAGGCTTTCGGGTAAGGGCTCCTGAATAATCTGCGGCGTTGACTTCTTCGGCTCGCTGGTACAGGCTGTCAGCGCCAGCAACAGGCACAGGAGCCACGGCGCAGCCGTTACCAGCCAGTGCGGTTTTGATGTTTTCACGTCGGTGCTCTCCCGTTGCGGTGCGCTGCTGGTTTAGCTTCTTCAGCCCTGCTTCTACCTGGTTGACGTCATGGCGTAACGCCCTGACCTCGGTCAGCACGTCGCCGGTTTGTTTCAGTTCTTCCCGGGTGCTGGTCAGTGATTTCTCAGCCTGTTCGCGCTTATGGCTTTGCCACGCAAAGCCACTAACGGCGGCAATCAGCAGGACAAACATCACGATGGCAAGAATGGCGGTCGCTTTCATTTCGCCCCCTTCAGCGCCGGTTCAGACAAGCACCACGCCTGAAAATCTGTCCGGCGGTTAACCAGCCCCTGCGAGCGTTTCCCGGCGGAGTTGACAAAGTCCGTCAGCCGGTCGCATACGCCCTTCCAGTTTCCCGCCTGCGCGTGACGCCAGAGGGTGGTTCGCACCTTCTGACCATCTTTGGTGGTGTACCAACCGAGCCCGGTGCAGCCCACGTTAAAATTGGCGTCGGTCATGCTCTCGAAAACCTTCTGCGGTGCAGCAGCCCCGTTAAACTCCCGGTTCGTACACTTTTCGGCACGCATCAGATCGTTAACCCAGCGCTCGGCAATCTCACCCTCGGCGTACTGGCGATTTTCCACCTTCGAAGTGGAGCCGATCCCCACTGTCAGTACACCCGCCGGGCAGTAGTACGGGGTCTTGCGGCAGTCCTCGTACTTTGCCATCTTCAGTTGCGCTTCCGGACTGGTTCGCAACGCCTGCGGCCACAGCGTGGCGGCCAGCGAGATGATCGCGGCGATGGAGCAGGCAATAATTCCCTTTTTCATCGTGGTGCCTCCCGGATGGTGCGGATTAGTTCTTTGACGTCCTGACGGTTCTCGGTGTCGTCACGGATGGCGTCGATCAGTTCATTCAGCAATGAGTTATTGGTTTCCTGAATACGCGCCATGCGACGACGATGCAGCTCACCGAACACGGCGGCCGCAATACCGATCAGCACACCAATGGCGGCCAGCCAGTCTTTTTGCGTCATGACGCCGATGCTGGTCAGCAGCGTTGACCAGGAGTACGTCACGCCATTCCAGATGCGGTTGATTAAGTCCATAGCTGCACGGTCTCCTGTGTCGCTGGAGTGCTGATTTCCGGCAGCTCCACCACCTGGCCGGCGTCGAGAAAGATCTGACCGGCCAGCGCTTTGTTCGCGGCGAGGACTTTCTCGGTCACTCCCTGCGTGGTGCCGTAATGTCGCTGACACAGCAAATCCACGGTATCGCCCTGCAATGCCTGCACTTTCATCAGAATGCCTCCGCAGAATTGCGCACGGTGCCGCGAATGTCGGATATCGCCCAGCGGGCATCGCGCCACATATCATCGGCCTGTGAGGCCAGCGCGGCGGCGCGCTTCTCCCCTGCGTCGCCAGTGGTGTCCACATCCCGGTTTGTGCCGAGGATGTGCGCGCGGGCGATGCTGAACACCGCGCGGCGGTAGCGATGCACCTTCACGCTTTCGCCGTTAACTTTTACCGCCGGAACATCAGCGAGCTGGGTGTAGCCTGCGGCCAGCTGCACGGCCTGCCAGTCGGCGAGCTGGTCGAGAGTGTGTGAGACACCCTCTATCACAGCCTGTTTCAGGCGCGAGGTTGTCACCGCGCCATTGATGCGCATTTCCATGCGCACATCGCTCAGAGCGATTTCCGGCCAGAACGATCCCGCAGTGACTTTCTCGCCACCGTCGTCAGTGTCCGGCACATCCTCCGCAGAGGGGGTAACAGTGCGACCGGCTACAAGGCTCATCGCGTCGTCTCCTGAATAGGTGGCGGTGAGCGGACGGAGAAAAGTAAACGCAATGCGTTGCAGATCTCCGCCCGCGCCGCCAGCGCACGGGGCGCAAGTCGGTTATTTTTTTGTGGCAGGCGTCTTTTTCGCTGCTGTTCTGCGTGCTGCCGGTTTACGGGTTGGGCTTTTGCGGGTGGCTTTGGTCGCTGTAGCGCTGGCCGCTACCGCTGGATCTGACGATGCTGCAGCTTCGCCTGCGCCGTCCGCTGCGGTATCGCCGCCAGCATCGCCAGCGCCTTCGGTGCCTTCTCCGCCATCGGTGCTATCGGTACCGTCAGTACCTGTCTGTGCAGCGGCTTTCTTAACCACGCGGGCCAGTCGCTCGATCTCTTTTTTCACCCCGGCGCCCGCATCCAGCGTCAGCGCCTGACGCAACAGTGCCAGCGCGGTGGTCTGTTCTTCAGTTGTGCCGTTACGCAGCGCAAAGGCACGCGCTTTGCAGAGCTTGGCGCGAACTACGTCGGGCATATCGCTGCCTGCGGTAAAGTCCGCGACCTCGTCGAGCACCGCCAGATACGGTGTGACGTCGGTGGTATCGTCTGCCTTGACCTGCACCAGTATCGGATCGCAGATTTCATCGACCAGGATGGTTGCGGCGGTGCGGTTGAAGTGGTCAGGCATCAGCAGACCATGTGCCACGACATAGCGGCCAATACGTGCGGCGAGGACGTAATCACCGGCATCAATCGCCCATACCATCAGGGTGACAATCACCTCATCCTGTCGGCCACTGTCGCCGTCGAGCGTCCCCTCGATCCAGCCCTCGTAATGGGGTAGCAACTGGCGTTTCATCGCCGCTTTCGCCTGGTCAGACTGCACTCGCTTTAATGCACTCTGATCCATGCGCAGCCGGTGCATGATCTGCTCGTGCGCTGTCCGCGCGGTATCCGACTGCTCGTCGGTTTTGCCATGACGTTCAGCCATGACGCGTTGAAAATGTCGTTGTGCAGGTGTCAGCATTGACTCATCCCCGAATAACAGCGGGCCGTGGCCCGCCCTGTGCGTGATTACTGCCCGCCTGCCGGCGCTTCAGCAAAAGTGATGCCGTCGATAAAGGCCACCGCGCCGTAGTCTTCAACAATGAAGTCATCGTTAGATGACTGGTACGTTGCCACACGGTTGTATTCCGACTCCTCTTTGATCGTCCGGCGCAGGCCGCCGCGCTGGTAGTAGATCGAGAGGTTTTTAAACGGCGTGATGAGGATGGCGTTACCCGGCATGTAAGGCGCGATAAAGGTCGGCATGTTGCCAACGCGTTCCTGCGCGACAATCAGCTGACCGGCCAGCATTTCGGTGTTCGGGTTGGTCTGGCTCATGGCGTTGATGGTCGGGAAATTGCTGGTTGTCAGCAAATCGCCGGACAAAATCACCACGTTGTCGGGGTTACGCTTGTGCCATTCATCCATGAGGCTGTTTTTCGCGTCATAAACCGCAGCGCCGATGTTGCCGTATGTGCCTTTCGCAGTGATTTTGTTGTCTTCATCACGCGACGTGATCGTGACACCGGTAATACGACGGTGCGCTGCCTCATTGCGGATTTTTTGCAACCAGCCAATACCACAATCCTGCAACAGCGGATTCGCTGCACGGTCTGACGGGTCGGCGTAGCTGGTACCGTTAAAGCCGATCATGATGCGGTCGAGCGACATCTGACGGGCCATCGCCGAGCTAATCAGTGGCTGGAAGTTCGGTTGATGCGCCCATGCATCCATCTGCGCATAACTCACGGCGTAGTCGTAGTTGGTTTTGCGGCACAGATAGTTATACGGATCCATCTTGTCGTTAGCGCCGGGATTACGACGGTTGGTGGTGCTGTTGTTGACGCCCGCCAGCGGGCCTTTGCTGCCGATCAGGATTTTCTGGCCGATCTGCTCTTCAACACCAAAGACGTTAATCAATTTCAGAAAAGCATCATCCTGCTGCGCGGCTGCTTCAAGGCGCTGCTGCACAGCTGGATCAACGCTGAATTGCGCTGCGACGGCGGCGGCGGTGACGCCGTTCAGCTGCGCCTGGCGGGCAACGTAGCCGTCAAAGTGCCTGCGGGTGGAGTTTCTCATGTGCGGTTTCTCTCGTTATGGATATCAGTAGTCAGCGAGCTGCGCGTTTGCGCCGCCGCCAGCCGCCGGGCGCTGGCTGAAATTGCCGTCCGTCCCTTCAAGCTGCTGGCGCAGTGCGGCCAGGTCAGTGGTCAGCTTCTGGATGGTGGCCTTATCCTGCTGGCGTTCCTGTTCGGCAGCGCTGAACTGCTCGCAAAGATCAACCTGAGACTGCGCCACCGCTTCAACAGCCTGATGCACCTGACCGAAGCGCTGATCGTCGGTTTTCTGGCCCTTGCCGAGAATACCCATTACGCGGTTAAACCACTGCTTGCCCTCATCAC